TGGGCCTCGCTCGTTACACTGAGCAAGCGTTCGTTGGTGAGGCTGGTTCCAACAACACCATCCGTAATGGTGAAATTGGCAACCTGTACGGTATGCCCGTGTTTGTTACCTCCAACGCCGACACCGGCGCGGGTAACAGCGGTGCGGATCGTATCTGCCTGATGGGTCATCGTGACTCGATGGTTCTGGTTGAGCAAGTCGGTATCCGTTCGCAAACCCAATACAAACAGGAATATCTGGCTACGCTGTACACCGCCGATACCCTGTACGGTGTTAAGGCGATGCGTACGTCGGCAAGCTCTGGTGTGGCTACTTCTAGCTCCGCCTACGCTCTGGCTGTTCCGGCCTAATTAGTTGGAGGGGCTATCGAAAGGTAGCCCTTCCTTCTTTTGAGAGGGAAATATGGCACTTTATAAATGTCTACAAAGTGGCAATACAGTTGAGTTTGTTTTACCGCACGATATTGAATCAATGAAAGGACACGCCGGTTATGTCCGTATTGATGAAGAAAAGGAAGAACCACAGGAAAGGGTAAATATCCCTTTTTTAGCTCCTAAAGTTAAAGTTGGCCGACCACGGAAATCGGGTTAATTATGGAAAATGGATTGTTTGGGTCTAAATGTCCTATTGCTACTCAGGACGTAGAAATTAACCTTAAAAACAGGAATCATGCTTTTAAAGAGTATGGTTACGGCCCTGCAAATCCTAATGAACCTAATGATGCGTTTTGGCTTAAAAAAGCCAAGATGTATAACACCCCCACCGATCAAGTTAAGACTATGCGCTGTGGGAATTGCGCTGCTTTTATTCAAACCCCTGAGATGCTTGAATGTATTAAAAATGGCATGGAAGGCGAAGAAAAAAGCCCTATGGAATATGAAGAACAGGTCATTGAAACAGCTAAATTAGGATACTGTGAACTGTTCCATTTCAAGTGCGCTGCCGACCGTACTTGCGATGCCTGGTTAGTCGGTGGCCCCATAACGAAAGGCAAATATGAAAGCAACGAAAGGTCAGAAGAAAGTAGCTAAAGTCCTTCGGGAATATAAAGCCGGAAGTCTACATTCTGGAAAGAAAGGCCCAGTAGTTAAATCTAAAAAACAGGCAATTGCTATTGCTCTCTCTGAAGCTGGAATGGCAAAGAAGCGCAAATGAAACAAGGACTCTACTCAAATATCCATGCTAAACGCGCTAGGATCGCCGCTGGTAGCGGTGAGAAAATGAGAAAGCCTGGAACTAAGGGCGCACCTACTGCGAAAGCGTTTAAAGCAGCCAAAAAGACTGTTAAAAGAGGTCGATAATGATTAAAAGGGGTAAAGAGCAGTTTCAAGGTTTTAACAAACCAAAGAGAACCCCAAGTCATCCGACTAAAAGCCATGCTGTTTTGGCTAAGTCTGGTGATACTGTTAAATTGATTCGTTTTGGTCAACAAGGTGTATCTGGCTCTCCCGCCAAAGCTGGAGAATCAGAAGCAGATAAAGCTCGACGGAAATCATTTAAAGCAAGACACGCACAAAACATTGCTAAAGGTAAGCTATCCGCGGGTTGGTGGAGTTCAAAGGTAAAATGGACTATACTGATACCATTGTTAAATGGTATGGGATATGTTTATTATGCTTCCAATATTGGATTCCAGGGTTGAGCGTTACGAAACAAAATGGAAGGCTGTTTGTAAGTGCGGAAAGGCCAGTTTATTTTCTACAAAAGCCAGTGCACTTAGGATGCTTAAAAAAGAAAACTGTAGGTATTGCAAGGTACATTACAGCAATATTTTAAGCAATGTTGATATATATAAAAACAGCGATGGAAAATGGTGTTCTCGCTGCTCTTGTTGTGGAATTGAGCAGGCATATACCAGAAAGGATCACGCAAAACAGAGTCAACTATCTGATTGGCAATGCAAAAAATGTGTTGCAAAATCTAAAGGATTTTCTGAAAACTTGCCTATTGGCAATGAGAGAAGGCTTTATAACAGATTCAGGAAATTAGCAAATACAAGAGGTATTGAGTGGGATATTGACTATAAAGATTTTATTGGTTGCTATACAGGAAAATGTGCTCTTAGTGGTTGGCAACTAAATATGAATTATGGTGAATGTACTGCAAGTCTTGACAGAATTGACTCATCAAAAGGTTATAAAGTAGGTAATATTCAATGGGTTCATATTATGGTCAATATGTGCAAAAATAAGTACCCTCAAGATAAATTTATTGAAATGTGTAATGCTATATCTTCAAGGGTTAAGTGGTGATTTGCTTTTGATTTATGGTATTCTCTGCAAAACCTCTAGGTGACAACCCGCATCGGGCCTCCTTACTGATATTTAAGGGATTCTGATGCGGGAACTTTCTGTAGGCGCAACCCCGACTGCTGGCTCAACCTCGACACTTTATACAGTGCCGACAGGTTATCGTGCGCTATGGAACCTTACTTATATCCACAATACAAGTGGATCTACCAAGCATATAACTTTAACTTGGTATGACTCCAGCACCGCCGTTTCTTATGATCTTTTGAGCCAATATACATTTAACGCTAAAGACTATCTTGAATTGGATGGTGGCTCTTATATAGTTTTGGAGGAAGGCGATCAAGTTAGAGTAACTCCAGAAGCAGGTAGTGCTTTCGCCGTTGCAATGACATTTGTTCTTAAAGGCAATCAAAGAGAATGAGCAAAACATACTTACAAGCGGTTAATGATGTTCTGGTCAGGCTCCGTGAAGTCCAGGTATCAACCGTCACGCAAACATCTTACTCTACTCTTATTGGTCGATTTGTAAACGATGCAAAACGACAAATAGAGGATGCGTTTAACTGGAACGCATTATTCACTAACGTAACAGTAACTACCTCTGCTGGAGTTAGTTCATATTCTGTTACTGGAAGCGGATCTAAATTCCGCGTTTCTGATGTATTGAATGTTACATCTGAAATTCCTATGCAAAACATCTCATTTGCTGAGATGAATCGGTATTTGAGCTTTGGAACTCCTGCTCAGAATATCCCTACTTATTTTGCCTTTAACGGAGTAGACGGTAGTTACGATACGAAAGTAAACGTATTCCCTATTCCTGATACTGTTTACTCTCTTAAATTCTCGCTGATTATTCCCCAAGCTGAATTGTCTTCAGATTCTACTGTTATTAAAGTATCAGAGGATCTTGTAATTCAAAACGCATACGCTAGGGCTTTAGTCGAACGCGGTGAAGATGGCGGTCTTAACAGTTCTGAGGCTTGTGCTCTTTATCGTCAAATGCTCTCTGATTACATTGCTTTAGAAGCCACTCGTTATCCTGAATCTCAAGAGTTTATTGCTATCTAATGGCGCAACCACTTCAAATATTTGCTATCGCAGCCCCAGGGTTCTTCGGATTAAACACCCAAGACTCTCCTTTAGACTTAGCTGCTGGTTTTGCTTTAAATGCGACGAATTGTATTATTGACCAATATGGCCGTATTGGATCAAGAAAAGGTTACGCAAAGGTAAACTCTAGTTCTGGTTCTTTAGGTTCTAACGAAGTTCAAGCATTACATGAACTTATTGAATCTGATGGTACGTCAACTGTTTTATTTGCTGCCAATAATAAATTATTCAAACTTAACTCCAGTAATGCTGTCGTTGAACTTACTTACGGCGGCGGTGGTTCTGCCCCTACAATTACTGCTAATAACTGGAGTATTGCGACATTAAACAATATCGCATACTTCTTTCAGACAGGACATGACCCGTTAATTTATGATCCTGCTGTAAGTAATACAACGTATCGCAGAGTCTCTGAAAAGACCGGATACTCTGGTACTGTCCCTAGTGCGAATATCGCTTTAAGTGCTTATGGTAGATTATGGGTAGCCAATACCTCTACTAATAAAGTTACGCTTTCGTTCTCTGATCTTCTTGCCGGACACATTTGGGATACCGGAACCGCAGGAAGTCTTGATGTATCTAGGGTTTGGGGTGAGGGTGTTGATGAAATCCAAGCTCTTGCATCTCATAACGGATACTTGTTTA